TAGTTCTACAGATGCAGTATCTTTAAAAACAAGAAATCAAACTAGATTGTATGTTAAAGAAGATGGCAACGTTGGAATTGGAACTGATAATCCTTCAGATAAAGTACAAATTTTAGATAGTGGTAATTTAGCTTTAAGAGTAGAATCTTCAGGAGCAAGTAATCAATCTGCTGTTTGGACTGAAAATAATTCAGGTACTATTAATGGTATGTTTATGTATGGCTCATCACATTCAACATATGGAGCTATAGGTGCAGGAGAAGGTGCTTTTTATTCAAATACAAATGTTAATATTATGTCTGATTCTGCTTCAGGTGTTATTAAGTTTTCTACTGGCTCTTCAGGTGGCTCTGAAAGAATGCGTATTGATTCTTCAGGCAATGTTGGAATTGGACAAAGTAATCCTTCATATAAATTGTCTTTAAAAGATACCACACAAGCAGGAACAACCATTCAGTTATTTAGAACAGGCTCTGCTGCTGGTTCTATGTTTATTAATGGCGGTCTTGCATTTGGTGCTGATGGTGGGAATGGTGAAACGCAAAGGATGGTAATTTCTTCTAGCACAGGCAACGTTGGTATTGGGACTGATAATCCTGATGCTATGCTTAGAATTGACCAAGATGCTGTTGCTGTTGGATTAAAAGTTACAGGTGGTAATGGTGGAATAGACCTTGCACAGTTTACCAGAGACGTTGGGTCAACAGGAACAATATCGATAAATGCTAGTGGTGGAGACCCTCAGATTAAATTTGAGTCTTCAGCAAACACTTTTTCACTAGGTACTAATGGTCATGTATTTGAAATTGCAGATAATGGAGCAATTGGAACTAATACTAGATTTACTATCGATTCTTCAGGTAATGTTGGAATTGGAACGAGTAATCCCGCCTCTTTATTACACATAGAATCTGCTTCAGCACCTACATTAAGAATTGATGATTCAGATTCAACTAATGCACTTGAGATAGCACAAGACGGAGCTAATGGTTCCGTTCTATTAAAATCTGCTGGTGAATTATCATTAGGTGCAGCAAATGATAGTTCTACAGATGCAGTATCTTTAAAAACAAGAAATCAAACTAGATTGTATGTTAAAGAAGATGGCAACGTTGGAATTGGAACCGATAGTCCTGATGCTATGCTTAGAATTGACCAAGATAATGTTGCTACTGGATTAAAAGTTACAGGTGGTAGTGGTGGAATAGCTCTTGCAGAGTTTACTCGTGATATTGGTGGAACAGGAACAGTAGAAATAAATGCTAATTCTGGCGACCCTCAGATTAAATTTGCTTCAGCATCTAACACTTTTTCAATAGGTGCTAATAGTAGTATTTTTGAAATTGCAGATAATGAAACTCTTGGTACTAATACTAGATTTACTATTAATTCAGGAGGCAACGTTGGAATTGGGGTGACTAGTGCTGATGCTAAATTAAATATAGATACATTATCTGACCAAGGTATTGTAATCTTTAGGTCTACTAGTAATGCTAATTTTGGAGCAATAGAATTTAGACAAACTGATAATACAGCTATAAATGGAAGAATTGGTTTTAATACAGACCAATTAAGATTAGACGGTACTGATGAAATTCTTTTTGGAACTGGTGATAGTTATACAGAAAGAATGCGTCTTGATGAATCAGGAAATCTTACTGTTAGTGCAGGCAATAGTTATACTGACAACGGAACAGGTGGTGGAAGCGGTGTTAGAATCAAAGATGTTGGTGGCACAAGAGGTGAAATAGGAATAGAAAAAACTGGCACAGGTGCGGCTGGAATGGTTTACTTCTACAACGGCAATGGTGAAGTTGGTAAAATCATAACAGATGGTAGTGCAACATCTTATAACACTTCTTCAGATTACAGATTAAAAGAAAATATAGATTATGACTTTACTGCTCTTGATAGAGTTGCACAATTAAAACCAGCTAGATTTAATTTCATAGCTGATGCAGACACAACAGTTGATGGTTTCTTAGCACACGAAGTACAAGACATAGTTCCAGAAGCTATATCAGGTGAAAAAGATGCAGTTGATAATGAAGGTAATCCTGAGTATCAAGGCATAGATCAAAGCAAACTTGTACCTCTTTTAACTAAGTCCATACAAGAATTAATAAATAAAGTTGAATCACTAGAAAGTGAAATTGCTACACTAAAAGGAGAATAAAAATGGCAAATACATATACATGGGATTGTAAAACAGTTGATGTTTACCCAAATCACGACAGTCACTCAGACGTTGTTTACAACGTGCATTGGCGACTAAACGCAGTAAGCGACCAAACACATGAAGATGTCCATTACACAGCTTCATCTTATGGTACACATAGCGTTAATGCAGATGATATAGAAAACTTTGTACCATTTGCTGATCTTACTAATGATTTAGTAAGTGGTTGGGTGATAGACGGAATGGGTGAAGATGAAGTTGCTAATATCAAATCAGGATTAGACAACAACATTGCTGACCAAATCAATCCAACAAGCGAAACAAAAACACTAGAAGGTTAATAATGCCTTTACTACCAGTCACCCCTCCCGCTGGAGTAGTCACCAATGGAACAGACTACGCTAACAAAGGGCGTTGGACTGATAGTAATTTAGTGCGTTTTCAAAATGGTTTTCTACGACCTATTGGTGGTTGGGAAAAAATAAGAAATACAGCTTTAACAGGTACGCCAACAGGAATGTTTGCGTACATTACCAATGCTGGTAAAAAAGTTTTAGCCGTTGGAACAAGACAAAAGATTTTTGTTAACCATGACGGAACTTGGTATGACATTACTCCTTCTGGTTTTGTGTCTGACCAATCAACCGACCCACTTGGATACGGTGCATATAACTATGACGTTGAAGACTACGGAGATGCTAGAAGTCAATCTGGTTTATTCTTTGATTCTAAATCATGGTCTTTTGATAACTTTGGTGAAGACTTACTTTTCTGTTGTGCAAGTGATGGCAAGATTTATAAATGGTCACCTTCTGCACCCTCAACTATAGGCTCACAGCTAACTAATTCTCCAACAGGATGTTCTGGTGTTTTAGTCACCAACGAACGTCATGTGTTAGCTTTAGGCGCTGGTGGCGATCCTAGAAAAGTACAATGGTCATCAAGAGAGGCAAGCACTACCTGGACAGCTGCATCAACGAATACAGCTGGTGATTTACAAATACCAACAGGCGGTAGAATACTAGGTGGAGTTAAGTGGCAAACAGATGTCATTATTTTTACTGATACAGGTATCGCAAGACTTTACTATACTGGTTCTCCTTTTATCTATGGTATTCAAGATGCTGGTACTAACTGTAAAGCTGCATCTCCTAGAACAATCGTAACGGCTGGTAACTTTTTGGCATGGATGGGGGAAAACTCATTCTTTGTTTTTGATGGTTCAGTTAAAGAAATTAAATGTGATGTGCATGACCACATCTTTGATAATATTAAATATCAATACAGACGTATTGCTTGTGGTGGCCACAACTCTAACTTTAATGAGATATGGTGGTTTTATCCAGTTGGTGATGCACAAAAAAATCCAAATAAATATGTCATCTGGAATTATGTCGATAATGTTTGGTCAATCGGTGAAATGGATAGAGGATGTTGGATAGACCAAGGTGTCTTTGATTATCCGATTGCATGTGATTCCCTTGGTAATATTTATCAGCACGATAGCACAACATTAAGTAATTCAGAAAATTTAGGAGCAGCCGTACCCTACGCACAATCAGGACCTATCGAAATAGGTAACGGTGATAACTATGTGCAATGTAATCAAATACTTCCCGATGAAGAAGCAAATACATTACCTGGTGTTGTTATAAGTTTTACAGGAAAATTTACACCCCTTGGAGCAGAAACAGATTTTGGTAACTTTACTTTTAATAGTGATGGTTACACCGATGCAAGATTTACAGCCAGACAAGTTCGTATGAAAGTAACTGGCGATACCGACCAAATGTTTCAGGTTGGTAATATACGATTAGATTTAAGAAACAGAGGTCGTAGATAATGGCAAGAAGAACGCTAACACGACCAAGTGAAGATTACGATAAAAACTATCTTAACTATTTAATATCAGAGATAGAATATCAAACAGGTATGACTTTCAACAAAGGTGAAAGAATACAAATTAATGGTGGCGATGCCACCGAGTTAGTATTGGTTAGTCCAAATGGAACAAAATATAAAGTTAGTGTCGCAGATAACGGAACACTCTCCACCTCCACAACAGTCTAAAGAAGACTGGGAAGTAGAGTTTGACAGGTTAGAGCATCATATTATTCGTGCATTAAAGCACCAAGATATGTATAATTTAACTGATATTAAAGAAAAAATAGGCCAAGGAATGTTTCATATATGGCCTGGTAAAAACTCTGTAATGATAACAGAGTTTGTAGAATATCCCAGAGTGAAAGTAATGAATTTAATATTCTGTGCTGGGGACTACAAAGAGCTAGAGTCAATGTTACCTAGCTTCGAACAATTTGCAAAACATTTTGGATGCAAAAGAATTTATGGTGGTGGGCGAAAGGGCTGGCTACGCAAAATAAAACATCTTGGCTTTGAACAAGAATATCTGGTTAGAAAAGAATTATGAGTAAAGGAAAAACTGTAACAGAAACGACAACTGATCCAGCACAAATGGCAATGTATGAGGACCTTTATGGTAAAGCCAAAGGTATTGCTCAACAACCTTTTGTACCATACACAGGCGGAAGGGTAGCTGGATTTAACCCAGACCAATTACAAGGCTTTGATGCAACAAGAGGCATGTTTAATCAGTCAATGGGATTTGATCCTAGAAGTCAATTAAACAACTTAGCGAATATGTCTACACCAAGTGTCAATTTACCATTTGGTTATAATCAACCACAACCTTCTCCAATCTTACAACCAGCACCTATGCCTATTACTGGCGGTGGTGGTAGACCAACTCCACCTCCATCAATCGGTGGTATCGGAGGCGGTGGACCTGTTATGCCTTCTTCTGGTCAAATGATGACTGGTAGACAAAGCCTTGTTAATCAAGGTTTGATGGGAGAGTCGAATCAAAAACCTATACCACCTATGTCAATCGATAGAATAATAGACAGACCTGGAGTAACTGTTCCTAGACCTGACCCAATAAAAATTGGTGGACCAGTTAGAAGAGGACCTCAACCAACACAAACAAATCCATTTTCACCAACACAATTAGGTTCAGCTGCAATGCAAGATACAGCTACAGTTAGACCTGTAGAAAGATTTGATGGAGCTAATATATCTCCTATTGATTTATATAGCGGTGCTTCAGTTAATCGTGGTGATGTAAGAGATGTAACACCAACATCATTATTAGATACAAATTTAGATGCGTATCAAAATCCTTTTCAATCACAAGTTATTGATAACACTTTAGGTGACTTAAACAGAGCAAGACAATTACAAATACAAAGCGACCAAGATGCAGCAATCGGTAGGGGTGCATTTGGTGGTTCACGTTCAGCCTTATTAGAATCAGAAACAAACAGAAACTTTGCAGAACAAGCAGCAAAAACAGCTGGTAATTTAAGAGCGCAAGGTTTTGATAGAGCAACTGGTTTAGCTGGTCAAGATATAGGAAGACAGTTTGATGCAGATAGATATATGTCTGATGCAGACAGAGCTATTGCTATGCAAAACGCAAGTTTTGGACAACAAGCTGGATTAGCAAAACAAGGTTTACTTGGTGATGTATCACTAAATCAAGCAAGACTAAATCAACAAGCTGGATTAGCTGGTATGGATGCTTATAACAGAGCAGGCTCTCAACAAGCACAATTAGACGCTTCCAGATTTGGTGCTAATCAAAACGCATTAAATCAATTTGGTTTACAACAAGGACAGTTTGATAACCAAATGAATATGGGAATGTTTGATGCTGCTAATAGAGCTGCATTTATGCAACCAGGATTAGAAATGCAAAACAGAGGATTCCAAGCTAGTTTGCTTGGCGATCAGTTAGGCGACCAGTACAGAAACTTAGGTT